AACGATAAATATATCGACCGCGTTATAAAAAATCGCTTAAATCGAAAAATACGACTTCAAAAAAAGCAAAGAACCCGGAACGATTTCGCCCCGGGTTTAACTTTGCCGTATTACTTGAAAGGAGGCCCTTGCCGCGTCCCCTACTGCGGCCGTTATAAACGTCTCCGATTGTATTCCTGGAACGCTTCGTCTCTCTGTTCATCTGTGAGATAAAACGCCCCGTTTTCGAGATAGCTTCGAAATATGATTTTTTCGTAATCGTGCCGTTCGTCCATTTTATCGAATACGGGCTCGAGCATTTTTAAATGTTCAAGTTTGAACCCTAAATAATCCGCGATCTCGGGGACGAGAAATTTCCCGGCCTCCATTGGCAACGGACTATTTAAAGCGTACTCGATAAATTCTTCCGGCGACATTTTCCGCCAAACGAAAAAGCAGCGCGTCCGGTCCTTTTTCCGAAGCTGCATAAAGTTTTTAAATAGCTTCGGATTTTCTTCGAATTGGATTTCGTCAATGTCCCCAGGAACGAACCCGGGACAACCTTCGAAGAAAGCAGCGGAACCGATTTTAAACCGCGATTTCGTTTCTGCCGGATTTATAATAAATGGTTTCATAGTTTAATTTTCTTGTCGGCTGCTGCGTTATATTCTTTACGCCTTTACATACTTTTACATATTGGACGTAATTCGTTGTCGAGCCGCTCGACGTGTTTAGCGTTACGGCCGAACAATCGTCCTCGATCGTAATAAATCGGAAATAGTTTCCGAGCGTAATATTCGCGCAAGCGATCCCGACGGATAAATTCATACAATATGTGCCGAACGTAATGTTAGAACAACCGGAACCGAGCGTTATTCGTTGACAGTAATTCCCGACAGTTATTCCGTTACAACCGCCGCCAAATTCGGCCGACGACAAGTTATTCCCGAGATCAATATCCCAACATGATGTAAACGTCGATGTTCCGCAACCGGTTCCGCGGAAATTATAGCCGCCGTTGAAAGTACACGACGATATACTTGCTATCGTACTTGCTCTCACTCCGTCAAAGTACGAAGAACCGCAAGTCGCAAGGATATTGGAACAACCGATAAATGTATTCCTGGCCCCTTGTATCGTTAACGTGTTACAACCATTAAGGAATTTATTGTTACTCGCCAATAATGCGACAATATCGTTTAATTGCTTTTGACCGTCGACTATAAACGCCTCAATAATGTTATATGCCGCGTCGCCGAATAACGATCCGTCGGTACCGTCCTCGTTCGAGAATGTGTACCAATATTTTGTACTTGATGTTGTAGTGATGTACGAATATGTCTGTTCGCCCCAATACTGTGTTCTAAAGGCGTTTAGCGTTGATGTGCTTACCGCGGAAATATAACGACGCTGGAACGTTACGTTTTTAAAATCGTATGGTGCCTCGTTTCCGAATTCGTCTTTTAGATAATAAATAACGCCCTTCCCGTTTGTGTCCGCCCAGTTAAAAAGCTCTTTATCATTATCGAGGCAATATTTTAATTCCCAGGCGTTCATATTTACCGGAACGGTTTTCGTTTCCGGGACCGGGGAAACTGTCAATTCGTCATCGACTACGACAACCGGAGTTAATGCGTATGTCTCACGGAAAACGATTTCGCCGAGGTCGTAATCATACTCATATTTGGCCCACATATCGTATTCGTCGCCGTCGAAATCATACGTCCCGGCATAAAAGAACATATCGTCGTAATCGGGATCGTCGAAATCATATTCGGAGGCGTCGGTTTTATAAAGGACCGGGACAACGTCGCCCGTCATTGGACTCACGTCGTAATCGTAATCGCAAAAGACGTCGGTTCCGTGTATATCGTCTGCATGGTCGACGGGTTCGTCGCCGTAATTGTCCGCGTAACTGTCAACAAACAATGTATAAAGCCATTCAATTCCGCCCGTCGTAACCTCACGTTCGAAATAATGATCGCCCGGGTGCCTGGCCGCGTAAGCGGACTCGGATAACATATTCTCGGAGATTGCCAAAACAATAATATCGAACGGGTGATTTCCGGATTGTATTCCGAGCCGGGACGTTACAAAATTATAATCGGTTATTCGATAAAAACTTCCGGCCTGGAGCTCGTCGTTATCTCTCAAGTTAACCAGGTCCGCCCACGTCGTCGAGATCATATTATTCGGGACGTAACTTTCGAACATTTCGTCGATCGCGTCCATAGTATAATAATTATTCTCGAGAATGTCATCGACTTGTACGTCTGTGTAATAATTCCCGAGCGTGTCGTTGTCGACTTTTCCGTTTAATAGCTGCTCCGTTTGATATTTCGAATAATACCCGTTCGAGATCGTTGTCATGTTCGGCAACGTTGAAAATTCGTACCAATCCCACGACTCGCCGTCCCAACGCCCATAACGTGTATAAATCGCGCTGGAACCTTCTTCGGTTAACCAAACATATTGACCGCAGCAATCCCCGACGCGTTCGACTCTAACGAAATAATCGAATTCGTCGTTAATCTCATGGAACGTATAAAATCCCGTCTCGTCTTTATCGTTGAGATATTCCCAATAATCCCAATCATACGCGGAAATATCAACCTCCCCGAGATCAATTAACGGCATTAATCCGAGCTCGTTCGCGGACTTGTCTCCCAGGAGCTCAACGCCGTTAATCTGCGGTTTATTGGTTAATGTCTCATAATCGGACGAACCTCCAAAATTAACCAGGTCCCTTGTTTGTAACCGCGCTTCGGTTTCGTGAACGTGCAAAACGGCCCCGGAAGGTTCGTCGGCCTCGAGCGTTGCCGCGTTCGTTTCGTCTGTCTCCATAGAAACGGCGGCTTCGTCTTTAGGCTGCATTATAATGATTTCATCGGAGAGAACTTTCATTCGATAACCTCGTTAAGAAGATTTCTCATTACCTCGATTGTTTTAATCTCTGTCGCTCCGCGTTTGTCGTTCCCGTCCAACCAATTTACTTGAACGTCAACATAACGCGCATAATCGAACGATCCGCTTTCTGTCTGTGAGAGCTCGAAAGTTATGATCGTGTGTGTATGCTGCTGGACGGTTTCGGTTGTTAATGTGAGATCGTTTCCGGTTTTTGTTAGTTTGTGCTTCCCTTGTTCGAGAGTTGCGTAAACGTCGAACCCGGACGAAATATCTACGTCCTCGACCTTTAGAGTAATCGTCGGCGTCGTGTAGTTTATCATTCGTTGCCCTCCCCTATTTCTCTAACTGTGTTATACGGACCTCATGCCCGGCGACGTCGAGCTTTAATTTGTCGATTTCCTCGCCGTGTGTCGTGATCCGTGTGTCGAGTTTGTCCGTTCTCTCTTTTACAAGTTTCTCGAGCTGGTCGACGACCGTCGTTAATCGGACAATATTCCCATTAAGTTTAATAATCGGAGTTATGATCGCGATAAGGCCCACAATCAACCCGACCGCGGCGACGATTGTTTCGTTTTCCATTTGCTTACCCTTTCAATTTAATAACCGCGATAACCTTCTTCGAACCGTCATATTTACGGAGCGCGGATTTTCCGTTCCTTACTCTGTCGCATGAGCGATTATCATAAATATACGGATTTCCGTCCTTTGCCCATTTCCCGGACATTATGAAGATATGGGAGTCGCCTCCGGCCTCAACGCTTTTCTTATCTCCGGTTATGACAACGTCTCCGGCTTTTAATTCGCTTTTGAGATCGTTAACCGTTTTGTTCTTCGGATATGTTACGGACATTTTATCATTCGTTCCGTAAACCTTGCCCGAGGCCGTATGCCATATACATTCCCCGGATTTTAAATAACCGATCCGCTGGAGAACACACGCCGTGAACGTTACGCAAGTCCCCTTTTTCTTCGATTTCGGGATCGTCGGTTTTGGCTGCCAACCATAGATATAATTTTTCATATAGTCGGCTTGTTTTTTACACGCTTCAATTACTCTTTCCGCGAGTGTAGGTTCGTGTGCTTTGATTATCTCCTGGGCCTTTTTCTTACTCTCCGGGCCGAATATCCCGTCCGGTTCCAATTTATATTGTTCCTGGAATTGTTTAACATAGCCGATTGTTTTATCCGCGCATTTGTCGGATTTCGGATTAAGTTTCGCGTTTATGCACCATATAAGGAACTTCTTTAGCCTTCGAACGTTCGTCCCCTTGCTGCCGTATTTAACGACTCCGTTCGGGAGCTTGCCCTTATACGGTGTTGTCGGAACGTATTTCTTGACTTTCTTCGGTTTCTTTCCCGACCACACTTTAAAACAAGCGTTTCGAAGATTGTCCTCATATGAAATCCAGCCGTTATGATCTTCCGAGTCGGAATTACTGTCTTTAACAAATAGCCAATGCTTATTGTTTTCATACTTATAAGCCGTCGCACAAATAAAGTGCTTTTGACTTGTCCAATGAATTTTGTTCGTTCCGGCCGGAGTATTGTCCATGAGAAGGACCGCGACTCTGTTTCCCTTCGAAAGCTGCTTCCATAACGGCCCCATTGTTTCGTGTTCCATTACTTCGGTAAAACCGTAATGCTCGAGCATTGTCGGGATAGCGTTCCAATATGTCCCGTTTCCGTTCGGATCGGCAAATTGTTTGCAATAAGCAAGTATTGTTTTTGGAGTCGCGGATTTATATTCGTCCGTTTCTGTTATGACGTTCGCGATCGAAACTTCTCCACAACCGCAATCTTTAATATAATGCGGTTTAATCGGATATGGGAGTTTCGACCAGCGCGTATCGTACTGTTTAAAATTACTCATCGTCGCCCTCGTCGTCCTCGTCGAACTCTGCCGCTCCGTTAAATTCGTTCCCTTTTGCTTCTTCCTTTAGCTGCCTGGTTAATCCGGTCCCTTCGCAAGCCTCGACAGTATAATCGTTATTAAACCAGGTAACGCAAGCGACGATAATAAAGTTGAGAATTACGGAAACGATCCTATAAATGAGATCAATAGTCTCATTACCAAACTGTGTAATATCTGTCGCCATTAGTGCCGTATTTAAGCACGTCGCAATCGCGAGAACCGTTCTAATTTTTGTTCCGGTGTTCATTGTGTCCCCTTTATGCAATTCTTATAACTTGCCAATAATATGTAATGTTTCGAGCCGATCCGGAATTCTGCGCGGCGTATAAATTCATTGTTGTCGAAGCCGTAAGCAAGACAGTTACGCAACTTTGGAGCCTCGTCGGTTGTCCGCTTGTCCCCGGTGTCGTTATATAACTTGCGTTCAACAATGTTGTACCACTATACCATGCAAGCTCACGAATACCCGTCGTAGAAGCTGGAAACTGTGCCTCGCCAATGAGCAACCAACGACCGGGATCGAGTGAAATCTCGTCGTTTGATATTTGAACGAGTGTTGTTCCCGACGCGACATTGTTTTTTGTATCGCCTCCGAAATTTCTCCAACCTATTTGCGAGGAATGTCCGTCCGATGTGATCGTCCCATTAACGATTAAATCTCCGCCGATCGTAACGTTGCCCGAAAGAATGTCCGCCGCTTTGTCTGTGCTTTCACTTATCCCGAGAGCTTCCGCGAGTGTTGTCGAAAGTTTCCCGAGCTCCATTTCCTCATAACGTCCGGAAAGAACGTCCCAAACGGTTTTAACGATTTTATATTTGCCTTGCGTCGAATAGTCCGGGAATATAACGTTAATCGTGTCGCACAAACTACAACGAAGCAAATTGTCGAACTCGTCATATTCGCTCATATCCTGGAGGCGAATAAACGAAACCTCTATCGTTTGAGCCGGAAGAAATGGCTGATTAGTCGACATATAGCTCCGAGCGGCTGCTTCGACTTGTGCGTTTGTTGGTTTATCTTCAAATTTATCCGAAAGATCAAGCGGAACGGTTTCGCCTCGTCCCGTTATAGTTGAGGAACCGCTCGTCTGTCTGCTACCAATAACTTTATCAACCCCGTCCGTCCAATATGGAACGCAAGCGGACCAATTATCCGAAATATCGGTTTCATCGTTGAAATCGATCATATTAACGCCGTAACGAATAGAGAAATCTCTCGTTTCACCACGCGACGCCCAAAGTTTTACGATCCATTTATCAAACTCATACTCGCCACCGTAAGCGTCAAGAACGGAGCCCTCTATTCCGCCGAGCATTTGACGAACGCTTCTCGGAATACCGTCGGCCGCTGCGAGATAGCCCGAACTTGTTTTGTCGGTCCAATATATAAACGGCGTCCCGGTTACGTTCCCGAATAATGTAAACGCGGCCGCCAAACTGTTAATTGATGAACTCCAAACCGTTTGAAAACTCAAACGATATGAAATATGGACCGCGTGAAATGTTACGATCCCTTCGATCGGCTTTTCATAACTAACAATATCGAACGGCTGAATGTCGCCCGTGTCGTCATGTGTAACGCCAATAATTCGCCCAAGCTGGATTAAATCGTAATTCGCGCCCGTAATCGGGTATTCAAAGTCGCACTCATATACCCCGTTTCGTTCTTCTGTTACTATGCACGAAATACAATCCCGTAAACGTCCGAGGCCGTTGCTAACGAAATTTGTTTCGTCTTTTTCGTAAATAATCGGGATCATACCTTCCACCACCTCGGAAGAATTTTAAAGTTAGTAAAAGTATTGTCATATGTTATTGTATTAGAACCAGCGGCAACCGTCGGCAATTCTGCTGGAATTGAAACGGCGTCATTAACTGATATAGCAGAACCGTTCTCGATTTTATATGCTTCTCCGATATCTAAATCTATATACATTGGATTACCAAGTGCGGATTGTGTACTGTCCAGCTTAACCCATTCGAGCTCCATTCGCCCATTTATTATTGATAATTGGACCGGGACTGTTTGCGACGTGCTAAATGTAAAGCTATTACTTCCATTGTAAGCGATCGAAATTGTTATCGTTACAGTAAGGACTCCATAATTTGCCGTACTAATTAAAACTGTCGCAACAGATGTTTTTGTGCTCGATGTTCCATATGTAAATGACAGATTGTCGAGAGTAAACCCTTGCGAGGTTACTCCGTCCGGAGCGTAATTCCCTCCATTAGTTGCCGTCGCACTATCGAACGAGGCATATCCGGAATAACCAGCTCCATAATTGATTGTAAAATATATCCCCGTTCGCTTTAGGCCCTTCATTGTTAAAAGGTCCCCCGGGTTCGCATACTCGTCATTGAATGTAAAAGTATATGGGAATACATTGGACGAAAGCGATCCTACGACTTGTGTTAATCCTATCGGGACATTATCGACAACGATTTGTGCTCCGTTAATATCTATTGTCCCGTATCCCGTAGCTTCGATTAATGGACTCGAAGGAAATAAAGTCGGATTTGTTAGCGTTCCGCCCGAAACAACCGAAACCGCCGTCTCGCCGCTCGTCAAAAACCTTTGAGGCTTGCACTCGAAAGTAATTTCGAATTCCCCTGCCCTCAAAAGAGCCGGAGAAACTTCGAGTCCGTTTTTATAAACCGCGAGTCGGTATTCGTCGGGATTATACTCGTCCGTTAAACGGCAATATCCCGAACGGGAGCAGAGGTAATTCCTAAAATTCGAAATTGCCTCCGCAAAATCTGCCTCGTTGTCCGCAAATATTCCGGCCGGATATGTAACCGTAATATTTTCGAAGCGACCGCGATCTAAAGCGAACGCTCCGTTTCGTCCCGGAATGGCGATCATTTCGACCTCGCGTTCCGGAGCGTTATAAACCGCTTCGCCCGTTATATATACGCCGTATGTCCTGGAGCTTTTTCCGTCAAAATTTAACGCCTTATAAATTGCTCCCGTCTTTGCTATTGCCATGCGAGAGACCTCCGTTTCTGTGCCTGGATTAATTTCTGTTCAACCGCTGCGGCCAATTCGTTAACGCTCATATTCGCGGAACCATAAACGTTTATAACAATTCCTCCAGCCCCGGACGCTTCCGCGATATTGTCGAGTTTATCCCATAATGTATTAAGAGGGACAACCGCCTCCGGTCCAGCTTCGCCAACGCCGATTAAAGACGGATTGTCGAAAATTCCGCCCTTCTTGTACCACGAAACGTCGAACCCCGTCGGATATGTGATCGTTTTCCCGAACACTTCCGCCGTATCTTTTTTTAGTTTGAAATGCGGCGTTTTAATTCCTTTGAAAAGGTTTCCGAGATTAATCGGGAACCAGCCTTTAATCGTTTTAATAATTCCGCTGATCTTCTCTTTTGCCTTATCAAACGGCCCGGCAATTTTTTCCTTTATCGAGCTCCAGGCGTTCGACGCCGTCGATTTTATGCTGCTCCAAGCGTTCGACAACGTTGATTTAATGGAGTTAACTGTCGATTTTATTTTGTTCCAAACGGCGATAATTGGAGTAGTGATCGCCGTTTTTATATTGTTCCATGCCGTCGACGTCGCCGTTTTAATATTGGTCCAGGTCGTTATTATTTTCGTCTTAATGTCCTTAAATGTTTTAAGTAGTGCGGTTTGGAGGTTTTTCGCAAACGCTTTGATTTTGTCCCAATTCTTATAAAGAAGAATTCCGGCAGCAACGACGGCAGCGATAACGGCGATTATTGGCAATAACGAACCCGTCATTATTCCGCCGATTGCCGGACCGAGAGTCGCCATTAATGACATTATCGAACTAATAGCGAAAGAAACCTTTCCGAGTCCCAAAAGAAGCGGCGCGAGAATGGCAACGAACCCGGCGACTCCGGCGATTATCGCTTGAGTTTTTGGAGATAGCTGCGTAAACCATTGTGCAAGTTTTCCAACCCAATCGACGACCTTCTCGAGTGCTGGAGCGAGTGCGGAGGCGAGTTGCGTTCCTATCTGCTGAAATGCAACGGTCCCGATTGCTTTTATAGTATCGAGCTCGTCATTAAACTCGTTTGCTCTGTCGAGCGTGTCCTGGTCAATAAAATCGAGATCGTATTTCGCGAGAGTTTCGGACAAATTCCGATAAGCCTCGCCTCCGTCCTCGATTAACGGATTAAGCTCGGAAGCGGATTTCCCTAAAAGCTCCATAGCGAGAGCGTCGCGTTCCGTTTCGTTTTCGACGTCTCCGAGTGCTTTTATAACTTCGTTCCAAACGTCGTCCGCGTCTCGAAGCTCTCCGTTTGCGTCTGTTATAGAAATTCCAAGTTTCTCAAAAGCGGCGGCCTGGGCTCCGGTTTCGTCCTCCGATCCCGACATGGCTTTAATTAATCGAGTGTGCGATTTCGCAATCGTGTTAACGTCAACGTCGACAAGGTCCGCCGCTGCGGAGTATTTCTGCAATTCGTCGGTTCCGATGTGGTATTTTTTCGAGAGCGTGTTAATATCGTCCGCCCATTTGCCCGATTTAACAGTTATCGCGCCCATAGAAGCGAGAACCGCCGCCGCTGCCGTTGATAGCCCTTTCATGGCGTTCCCGGCCGTCGTGAGCTTGTTACCCATTTCTTTAAACTGTTCGGAGGCAGCTCTTAAATTAACTTGTCCGATCTTCCGCTGCTGGGCCTCGAAAGACTTTAACTTCGACTCTGTTTCGATAATCTGCCTTTCGAGCTTTCGGTATTCGTCGGAATTCTTATCGACTCCGGCGGCGTCCATGTTCGATTGTTCCTTTTTGAGAAGCTCGAGCTTTTCCTTTGTTTTGTCGATTTTTTCTGTTAGGATTTGCTGCTTTTGTCTCCAAAGGTCGACGTTCGTCGGGTTAAATTTTAAAGCCTTATCGACTTGTTTTAATTCTCTGTCGAGTGCGCTCGTCTCTCTATTAACCGTTCGGAGTGCTTTATCGAGCGAGGTCGTGTCCCCTCTAAATTCGATTGTTATTCCTTTAATGTTTCCAGCCATTTATTTTGCCTCTAACCGAAGAACGCGTTAATGTCGTTCTGTGTTGCCTTGCGTCTATTTCCTTTCGCCTCTGCCCGTTTTTCGGCCTCTTGCGCGGATTTCTGTCGTTCGTTGTAACTCATGCAAAAATCGACAACGTGTCCGACTTGCATTTTACGAATATCGGACATTGTGAGACCTCGCTCGAGTCCGGCGAGAATGATTTCGTCAACGGTTATATTGTGGGCCGGAGTGCTTTTAGACTCTCGCGTATCTCCTCCAGCCTCGCCCGGTTTTTTGACGAAACGAAACCCTTAATAACCAGGTCGAAAACTTCCGGAACGACCTCGTCCAAATAAAAACCTTCATCAAATTGACGTATCCATTTTTTAGGCGGATCAATTCGCTCGTCGGCTGCCTTTGCCATAGCCCAAACGACATTAATTACAATGTCGGTGAAATCCGCCTGGAACAATGGCAGCAATATGTCAATAGAACGGCCTTCTATGGCTTCCGCGAGATTTGAAACCGTTATTTCGCCGTCCTTCCCAGCTTCGGACACAACCGAAGCGATACCTTCCATTATTGACGCGATTAACGGGAGCATAACCGGAAGAATATCCTTTCCGAACTGATCTTTATACTCCATTGTCCAAGCCATATTATTATTAAGCCGGACCTCGCGTTCTCCGATCTTTATTATTTTTTCCATTGTTTGGCCTCCGTTAAAAAAATAAGGGACGGAACAAACCGCTCCGCCCCTTGTCGATTAAGACTCGCTCTCGAGCTCCGGTGCTGACGGATTTGAAAATAAATCGTCGTAACCCGAGTCGTCCGGTTTGAGAACCGCTCTCGAAACTCCGGAATTATTGTCGCCAACGCAAGTAATATTAATAGACTCCGTTGTCGGCTCTTTATTTTCCTCGATTGTATTAAACTCGCGAGAGATAACTCCGAACGTGCAATTATAGAAAATTACGCGACGGGACTCTGCGTCGCCTTCAACCTGGAACGCGACATAAACATTCGGCTTCGTTGCGTTCTTTACGACCGCAAGGCCGCCGTTTGTGAGTCTCTTATATCCGAGGAATTTCGTTTTAAAATCGTCGTCGAAAAGTGCAACCTCGAGATCGCCCTCGAACGTTCCGCCGGAATAACCGCTCCAATAAGCAATATTATCCGCATAAAATGTCGAGTTTTCGCTCTGTTCCTCCGGTGAGAAAGAAACGGCTCCCTTCTGGTGGTATGGCGATCCGAGTGTAACGTTCCCGTTGCCGTCGTCGGTATATGTTCCAACGTGCAGCTGGCTTATACCGAATTCAACCTTGTTTGCCATGATTAAAACTCCTTAAATGTTGTAATAGATAACGAAAACGCCCTCGTCCTCGATGAAAACGTCCTCGCTTTTTTCGTATAGGAAACCGTTCGCGAGTAATACCGACTCGATCGCGGCTTCCTTTGCTTCGTCTTTTTTCGTGAAATAATACTCTAATTGATAACGGTTCGCGCTCCAATAATATGTATTGTCCGCTTCAAAATTGTCTTGTCCGCTTCCTAAATAAGCCAGGAAGGGAGGCTCTTTCGGAGCGTCGCGTTTCGTAAAATGAGAATATACGACCGGAAGCCCGAGCCCGTTTTCTTCGTCTGTTAATATTTCGAATAATGTCATTGTTCGAGCTCCCTTTTGATTTCTTCGACGACTTCGGAATTAAAATAATCCTCGACCGGAGCGATATGTTTTATTCCGCTTGTCCGTCCATACGTTCCCTTTTTGTTTCGGATAACGTGTCCGTTTTCGAGTAAGTGCGTTAAACGGTAATCCGTCGCGTTATGGATCGTAACGTCGTTAATTCCGTTACTCCCCCTTTCGCGTTTGAGTCTCCACCCTTTCGCATAATCGCCCGTTTTCTTCGGACTCGTTGCTTTGAGTTTTGCGACGGCCTCTTTCCCGACCGTATCAACGGAGTTGTTAACCTTGCGTTTAAATTCTTTATTGTAAGCGTCGAATATTTCCGCAAGCTGATCCGTTACTAAATCAAGAGCCATTGTCCGTTCTCTCCTCGCATATAAGGGAAATCCCGTCGCGCTGCGCGTTCCAATCGACGCGGATAACGGAATAATCTCTCCCGTCGAACGTCAATTCCTTTTGTCCCTCATAGTCGAGACGGTTCGAAATATATAACGTTACGGACGGCTTTAATCCAAGCTGCGCGGCGTTATAATATTCCGAAGAATAAACGCCTCGAGGCTGAACAAAAATCTCCGTTTCGATAATTGGAAGAATTTCGTTTCCGTATTCGTCGAACGTCGGCTCCCCGTATGCTTTTAAAATAGCGACGTCGTCATACATGGAGATTAACCTCCCATACTGTATAACCCGAAGCGTTCGACATTTGCGCTTTCATTTCGTCGTATGCTTTTTTTAGCTGGTCGTAATCCTCGGGAATTCCGTTTCTCATTTTGCAATATGTGATTATTGCCGTTTCAACGAGCTCGTTAATTTCCTCCGGTTGGACTCCGGCAATACCGAGATCGAGAATAGCCGCCTGGATAAGATCGGACAATTCGTCGTCGAGCGCATGCGTTTTTATTCGAAGCGCGTTTCTCACTTTTTCGAGCATTGTTTTTTACCTCACGAAATGAGGCG